AATTTGCGGATTATGCAGCGCAGATCCAGAAGATGGAGATTGCGCTTAGAAATGCAGCCGGCAGCCAAGACCAGTTCAATCAAGCAATGGCAGCGGCGGCGTCTGCGACACAAAACTTAAATGTTCCGCAAGACATAGCAATTCAAGGCATGACAAAACTGACCGCTGCTGTAAAAGGCGCAGGTGGTCAGGTCAGCGATGCTGAGCTTGTGTTTAGAAACGTCACATCCGCAATCAAAGCCACTGGCGGCTCAGCGCAAGACGTTGACGGTGCGATCACTGCAATGGTGCAGGTGTTCTCGAAGGGCAAAGTAAGCGCTGAGGAATTGAGCGGTCAGCTTGGTGAGCGTTTGCCTGGCGCTGTTACCAAGTTCGCCAAGGCGAACGACATGACGCTGCCTGAGCTGCAGAAGGCTTTGGAGCAGGGCCAAGTCGGCTTGAATGAGCTGATGAACTTTATCGTTCAGCTTGGGGATGAATACTCTGGGGTTGCAGAAAAAATTGCTAGCTCTAGTCAGGATTCAGGCGCTCGCCTAACTATTGCATTCAATCAGATGCGAATTGCCGTGGGCGAGGCATTGCAGCCGATTGGTGCTGAGTTCCAAGCCGCTTTCGCCGAATTTATTGTAAATATTACCCCAGTCTTGGTTGATGTTTTGCCAAAAATTGCAAATCTTGTTTCAGTTCTTGCAAAGAATTTTGATACAGCGGCAATTGCTGTTGGCGCTTTTGCGGCGACATTGCTTGTTGCAAAAATCAGCTCATTTACCCTTGGGCTTGGGGCTTTGATTGGGGGGCTTACTTCTGTAGCCCAGGCTGCTGGTGCGGCAGCAACTGCAATGACAGGTTTGGCGGCAGCTAGCGCAGCGGTACCTTGGGTCGCGCTGGCTGCTGGCGCGGCATTGGCTGCCGGCGCAATATACAATGCATCAAAAGCTCAAGATGATTTCAACAGGAAAATATACGAAGCGCCAATTGTTGATGTAGCTTTGGAGATTAGAAAGCTTGAGTCGGATTTATTCGCTGCTCAGGAAAAGCTTAAAACAACAGCTTCTCAGTACGGAACATTAAGCAAGGAGGCGGCTTTCGCTCAGGCAAAAGTTGACGCCCTTCACAGCGCATTGGTACAAGCACGCGGTGACTACAAAATTCGCTTGCTATACGAACAGGTAGGGGTCAAGCCAGATTCCAGGTTCTACGGCCCAGGTTTTGCGGCGCAGCCTCAAGTCAAAGCTCCAAGTATTCTTCCGAAGCTTACAACTGAATCATCTGACTCTAAAGCTAAATCAGCGGCCGATAAGGCCGCCCGCGAAGCGCAACGACGTTTTGACGAGGAATTGCAAAAGCTGCTGCAGGCCGAAGATTTTACGTTGAAGAAATTTGCGCTTGAAGAAAAAATTCGCCTTGAGCAAGAAAAGCAAGGTGCAATCCAGGCTGGCACCTTGGAATCTGAGATGCAGTTAAAAGAAATTGCAAATCAGAGGCTTGATTTGGACATTAGAGCAACTGCTGTTGATAGCCAGAGGGAAAAGCTTGATAGGCTGCGAGAGGAAGGTCTCGCTAAAGGGCTTGATATACAGAAGGTTGACAAACAAATTCAAGAAAATAAATTAGAAGATCTTCGCGTTCAGCTCGGCCACCAAGAGAACAGCACTCGGGAAATTAAGGCTCAGTTTGATCTAGAGAAAGAGCGCCAAAGTCTAAACCGCGCCCTCAACCAAGAGCTGGAAGACAGACGTTACGAGCTTGGTCTGATTACCAAGGACGAATACAATCGCTTGCGAGTTGAACGCGAGCGTCGTCGGCTTGAAGAGGTATATCGCGGTCTGCCGGATGCCGGCCCTCGCGTTCAAGAAGGCGTTGACTTATTTGAACGTGAAATTGACCCTACCTTTGCGCAGGGTTTGCAGTCGCAGCTTGCAATTGTCAGGCGTGAGCTGGATGAGCTGATCAAGCCTGCCAATCAAGTTGCCGGCGCCGCAAATGCAATCGGTGATGCGTTCAGCCAGTCGTTCGCAAGCGTGATCAACGGAAGCGCCACGACTCAAGAAGCATTGGCAAGCTTCTTCCAAAATCTGGCGAACTACTTCCTTGATATGGCGGCACAGATCATCCAGAAGATGATTGTGATGGCGATTCTGAATCAGATCGTTGGGCTGCTGCCAGGCGGAAGCAAGGCGACTGGTCCAGTCAGCGGCCTTCAGTCTGGTGAGGATTTTAATCTTCCTGGTCAGATTTCTACCGGTATTCTTGCTGCAGCGAATGGTGCCGCTTTCTCTCGGGATGGCATCCAACCCTTCGCAATGGGCGGCATCGTCAACAAGCCGACGCTGTTCAAATATGCCGATGGCGGCACCGGTCGTTTTGGCTTGATGGGTGAAGCTGGCCCTGAAGCAATTATTCCGCTGAAACGTGGACGGGATGGCAGACTAGGAGTGTCTGGTGGTGGTAGCACCAGCGTGACCGTGAACGTAGACGCCCAAGGCACACAGGTTCAAGGTGACGACAATCGTGGTCAACAGCTTGGTCGAGCAGTTGCTGCTGCCGTACAAGCTGAATTGATCAAGCAGAAGCGTCCTGGAGGTCTGCTTGCCTGATGGCTACTTTCACCTATACGCCTGATAGACCTGCAAGCGAAAGCTCTGCGCCGCGCGTCAGTCAAACTCGTTTGGGCACTTATGAGCAGCGCGTCACCTTTGGAATCAATCCATTTCGCGACACTTGGAGCCTGACTTTTAGCAACCGCAGCACGTCTGACATTGCAGATATTATTGCTTTTTTGAAGGCTCGCGATAGCTTGGAGTCGTTTGAGTGGACGACCCCTTTCAGCGAAACCGCGCAGTTTATTTGCACTAACTGGAATGCACGTTTGGAATCATGCGATTACAGAACGGTTGAAGCTGAATTTGAACTGCGCTATGAGCCAGGCTCAACCAATCCGGCGATACCGGCGGGTACGCCAACAACATTTACCTGGATTCCAGATTTCACGGCGGATTTTGGCTATGTATCAAATACAAAAACTTTTAGGTTTGGCGATGGCTACACAAAGCGTGTTAAGTTTGGCTTGAATGCACAGACTGAAACCTGGAATTTGCAGTTCCGCAATCGAACCAATACCGAGCGCGATCAGATTCGCACCTTCTTGAGACAAGCTCGCGGTCAAACGGCCTTTTCGTGGACGGATCCGCTGACCAGTGCTAGCGGTAAGTATATTTGCGCGGAATGGAGCACGCAGTACAATAATCACAACAATAACGATATCCAGGCTTCTTTTAGGCGGGTATTTGAACCATGACCGTACCAGTCTCAGCGCTACAAGAAGTTGCACCTGGCGCGATTATCGAGCTGTTTGAGTTGCAGCTCAATACGAAGCAGCATGGCACCAACGATCTGTATCGCTTCCACGCTGGTACGAGTTTGGACAACAATGGCAACGTTTACTGGAATAGCAATGAATACATCCCATTTCCTATTGAGGCAGACGGCTTTGAGTACAGCGGCAACGGTCAACTGCCGCGACCCAAAATTCGTGTCAGCAATATCTTAAACACTATCACTGCACTTCTTTTGACATTGCCTGATGGCTTGGAAGGTGCAACTGTTACGCGCATCCGCACGCTGGCACGTTATATCGACGCTGTTAATTTTCCCGGTGGTGTCAGCCCTTACAGCCCGGATCCAACTGCAGAGTTTCCACGCGAAATTTATTACATTGACCGCAAAACGGTGGAAACCCGTGATGTCGTGGAGTTTGAGTTAGCGGCTGCGTTTGACCTTGCTGGAATTAGCGCACCAAAACGCAAGTGCATAGCCAACATCTGTCAGTGGGAGTACAAGTCAACTGAGTGTGGCTACACAGGAGCTTTGCCGACCTGTCTCAAAACATTGACCGATTGCAAAGCACACTTTGGCTCTACTGCTGAATTGCCATTTGGCAGCTTCCCTGGCATCGGAGCCTATTTCGGATGACTTGGCGCACTGCTGCTCTTGATCACGCAAAGGCGGAAGATCCACGCGAGGCATGTGGTTTGCTGGTGATCGTGAAAGGGCGCAAGCGTTACTGGCCATGCCGCAATCTCAGCACCGGTTCAGACCAGTTCATCCTTGATCCTGAGGATTATGCCGCTGCGGAAGACAAGGGCGAGATCGCAGCTGTTATCCACTCGCACCCTGTAACGCCACCGATTCCGAGTCAACCTGATTTGATGGGCTGCGAAGCCAGCGGTCTGCCTTGGTACATCGTCAATCCCAAAACTGAGAAATGGGGTGAGTGCAAGCCAAATGGCTACAAAGCGCCGTTGATCGGGCGGCAATGGACGTGGGGCATCAGCGATTGCTGGACGCTGGCTCGTGATTGGTATGGCGAACATGGTTTGAATCTCCCAGATTGGGAGCGTCCGCTAACACCAGAACAGTTTGAGGCGGCACCGATGTTTGACGGCTGCTGGCGCGAAGCTGGTTTCCGCGAGCTGGAGGAAGAGGAGGAGCTGCAAAAGGGAGACTTTTTGTTGATGAACATCAGCGGCACTGGCTTGAACCACTGCGGCGTCTATATCGGTGATGGCATGATGCTTCATCACATCCGTGGCCGGCTCAGCAGCAGAGATCTGTACGGCGGTGGCGGCTGGCTACAGAAATGCACTGGACGTAGACTGCGCCATCCCGGCTTCCTTACAATGGGCGGAGGCTAGAAGGTCGTCATGCTGCGCAAGATCAAGCTATACGGACGTCTTGCCAAGTTTGTCGGGCAGCGCGTGTTTGAGGCAGATGTTGCCAGTGCTGCTGAGGCGGTGCGTTTTTTGCTGGTGAACTTTCCGCAGCTTGAGAAGCATATGGCGGATCAGTACTACCGCGTGAGTGTCGGTAAGTATGACCTAACAGCAGACGAACTGCACGATCCTGCAGGGCAGCAGGAGATCAAGATTGTG